GGCGTGCCGCCCATCTCGGGTTCTTTCCATGTCTCCGGCATTCAGACGCTGATGAAGGAAAATGAAACGCTCACAAATCTGAAAGCTGTCGTAATACCGCTTGCTGGTAGTCCTGTCTTTGCTAAATTCATCAAGCCCTATAAAGTATTGCAGGCCCTGGAACTCCGCACGAACCTTACGGACGAGGATATCTTTGTTTCGGAGAAGGAGGCAAGTATGATCATCGCCCAGCAATATGAAGAACTGGCTAAACAGGCAGCAGCAGCAGCCCAGGCCGCGGATATTCAAAACGCGCACGCCGCCGCCGATCTCATGACAAAGATAGAATCAATACAGCCGGCAGGAAAACAGACATATGCAGGGGAGGCATAAAAATGAACTCAGGCGTTAAAACGGATATTCTAACGAATCGCCCGCTGGAACTCGTCCAGGCCGAACAGGAGCAGGAGGCAAAAGCCAAACAGGAAGACCGTCTCAAAGAGCAGATGGAATTCCTGAATCTTTCACAGACCGCGGACGGCAAAAAGCTGCTCGGCCTTGTTGAGAAAAAACTGCAGGACAGGATTGTCCAATTAGTGAAAGACGACCCGGAGGCCCAAGCCTATTCCAAACTTCTCAAGGACCTGGGCATCAAGGAAGCCCTGGCCGAAAAGGCCGCTGAAATATACCTGGCGAGCTACAGGAAGAAGGCAGGACCATGATGGAGATAGACATTAATATGAAATAAGACACTACCGCTTGCTCCTGCTGATCACAGGAGATAAGCCAAAAATATATCTCACCCCCGTGGGATTAAGAAAGAGGGTTTCAGTCGGCGCCGACCCGCACTGAGCCCTCTTTTTTTTGGCGATCAAGGTTACTACCCGGCCCCGCGGATAGCGGATCACGCCGGTAAAATTAAGGAGGCTATATGGAGACAGCAAGACAAGAGCAGACCACGCTGAAGACCGACCTGGACGTTATCGTAAAGGAAGGCCTGGATATTTTTGATCCCGGCGCACCTGGAGAAGGCGTAACGGCGGTTTCCGGCCCTGCGACGGACAGGAAGGTCGAGGACGATGCAACGAAGGCGAAAGCCGACGCAGATGCAAAAGTGAAAGCCGACGCAGATGCGAAAGCAAAAGCGGATGCGGAGGTGGAGGCGGCGAAAGCAGCGGGTTTCCGTTTCACGAGTCACGGAGAAGCGGAAAGGGGCTACAAGGAAAGCCAGAAGGTAATTACGTCACTTTCGGAAAAAACCAAAACCCTGGAGCAAGAGAATCTGGGCCTGAAAAACGCGGAACAGCGGAAGAAGGACACGGCGGCGGCAGGTCAAGCCTTCGAGGAATTTGCCACAACCCGGAACGTCCAGGCCCTGAATGAAATCGATAAACTCGACCCGGACGACAAGGATTACAGAAAAAATGTAGCTGCAGCATGGGCACGCGCAAACAGGGATATCCGGGAATATGTCGCGCCCGCTCCAGCGGCTCCAGCTCCGGCTCCGGCGGCGGCAGCTCCGGCAGGACCGGCGGCAAGTCCAGATCCCGCACAGGTTCAAAAAGACCTGGATGAAATCAAGAACTATGCCGGGTCCATCATTTCCAAGCCGGAAAATGGCGGCTTCGACCCTAACGACATCCTGTTTTGGAGCATTGCCAGTCAAGCGCCTTCCGTAAATGAAAAGGGTGAGCCTATACCATTGGACGATCAGATTAAGTGGGCTCTTAACCAAACCAATAAATATCTCTCCAGCAAAGGAAAAGGAATGAGCGAGGCGGACCGAATTGCAGAGGCGAACAGAAAAGCCGAAGACCGCGCACGGACGGAAATGCCCCTGGGCAGATCCGCAAGTGAGCGATCTGCGGCTGTCAGGGATGATGAAGACAGGCCTCTCAGTTTGAGCGACGCCGTAACGCAGACCTTGGAAATGCGGAGACTCTGACCAATAACAAGGAGGAAGTCTTATGGCAGGAAGAACCTACACCTGGAAATATGACGCGGCTTCCGGAACATATAAGAGCCATGCTCTTTCAGCGGACCTCTTGAAGCTCGCGGCCTTAAAATTCAAATTCGTGCCGTTCACAAGAAAGGTAACGACCTTCGGCAGGAAGATGGGTGAAACCGTTACACTGCCGTACTACAAGGCGATTGCGGAACCGACTTCGGCGCAGCTCGAAGAAGAAACCAGAATACCGATCGACCAACTCCAGATGGGGACATACACGATCACCATTAAAGAATGGGGCAGGGGCGTTGAATTTACGTCTCTCGCCGAGGACCTCTCGGCCCTTTCTCCGAATGAAGGCGCGCAGAAGGTACTCAAAGATCAAATGGCCCTGTCAATGGATACGGCGGCGGCAAAGGCCTTCACCGGCACCAATGCAAAAATCGCCTTTATCCCGACGTCGCTCACAGGCGGTACCTGGGATACGGACGGGACCCCGTCCACCGCGGCGACCGTGAATCTCACGAAGGACCATATAGGCGTTATCCGCGACTATATGGCAAACACCATCCACGCGCCATTCTACGACGGTGAATGGTATATCGGCCTCTGTGCCACAAAGGCACTCCGCGGCCTCAAGAACGACCGCGTTATCCAGGCCTTCAATCTGTATTTGCAGAAGGGCGATATCCTGTATCGCTCCGAAGTGGGCATGGTGGAACAATGCCGCCTGGTGGAAATCAACCACGAAAACGCCCTCTCCGATAGCATCGGAACCGGCACTGTCCTCGGCGCATGTGTGTTTTTCGGTGAGGACGCAGTAGGCAGAATCGAGATCGATTTTCCACAGCTCCGCGCGGACATGAATTACAAGTCTGACTTCGGCAGAAAGCGCGCCGTGGCCTGGTATGGAACTGTAGCCTTCGACGTCCTCTTCCAGTCCAACACAGACAGGGAAGCCAGAATAGTGAAGGTCAGCTCTTTGTAATAGAGGGTTCATTCATAAAATAACCGGAAGCGGCCGCTGGTGAAAGCCGAAAGCCGCTTCCCTTAAACAAAAAAGACAAGGAGGGTTTTACTATGTTGTCACCTGATCTTCCCATCGCATTGCCCTATGAGAACATCGTGGATTATACCACCGCGGCGGACGACGTCCTGGGCTATGACATGGACCAAACAGCCAAAGACCTTGCGGTCATTAGCATACCGTTCCGTTGCGAAGTAATCATGGCAGGAGCGGTAGTTACCGAAACATGCGCCGGCGGCACCACAACGCCTGTCGTCGATTTCGATAAACGACCGACTCCGGGTTCGGACGCCAGCCGTGGCGCCGCAGATATCGCCCATATTGTGCTTGCGACAACGGCAGCCGGCAAAGTCATGTATGACAAGGCCGCGATCGGCACAATCCTGGAACCCGGCGATGAAGTCGTTGTTGAGCTCGCAACCGCCGCCACCGGCACGAGCAAAGCCGGCCATGTCCGGCCTTTCCTGCTGGTGAAATACAGGCCGGAAACACTCGCCAACCTCGCGGATATGGTTGAAACGGCATAACAGCCTAACCCTTAGAAAATTTTCCCTTCACGAGAAGGGAGGAAAGGAGACATACGATGGCTGATTTAGCAAGCACCGACGTTGCCGTTTCGATTGCTCCCGGGGACCGCGAGATATTCGGCGCCGGCGCATTCAAAAACGGAACGCTGGCTCAGATCACCTTCGGCAACGGCTCATTGACCTATCCGGCGAACGGCGTCCCACTGCCGGACAAGGGCGTTTTCGGCTTCCGGAAGATAATCGACCTGGGCATTGTGGAAAATGCACCGGGCGACGGTTTTGTCTATAAGTATGACAGGACAAACCACTCCATCAGGGTTTACACCCAGGGTGCGAAAACCGGAGCCACAGCACCGGCGGCAAATGAAAACGGCGCCCTGGCCAAAAACTCGGCAGGCGCAGAAGCAACAGCGCCCAGACTGCCGAAGACTGCGGCTTCGACAACCTACGACCTCGGCCCGATGATCGAACTGCCGGCGGCGATAACGCTGCCGGCGACGGTCCTGAAACTGCTCTTCATCGGGGAATGAAAACTATTTGACGAAGGGGCCGGGTGGAACTGGTCCCTTCGTTATTAACCTGAAAAAAAGGATGGGTATATGCAGACACTATTTGTGAAACAAGGCAACGAAATGAAGACGATTCACGTCCTCCGTTCCTGGCAGGATGTTAGCGGCAGGCAGATATTCCTCCATCACAACGGCGTGTATGGCTATAAGGACGGAACCCCGGTAAGAAGCGCGACAGAGTTTGATATTATGCCTATCGAACACAGACAGCAGGCCATGGCATGGTGGAAACGTGGCGGCCAGAAACTCGCAACGGACTATTACACCGCCCAGGAAAAGAAACTTGAAGAAAAGGCCGGCGATTTTCAGACTATGATGGGCGAAGGCAACACGGCGCTTGATGCGGTTTTATACACGCGGAGGGCCAAGAAAGGCGGGGCCGTTACCGCGCCGCGTTCCTGGATGGAATGGTTTGAAAAAAGGCCCGACTGGTGGGGGCAGGCGAATCAGATCCAATTCAACGACTACACATATACGATGATTGCGACGGCAGAAGCCCCGGCTCATACCTTGGCAGCTCCCGGAAGCGAAGAAAAAGAACTGGACCCGAACGCTGCCGGAGTGCTACCGAAAGAAGCCAGGCCAATGCCGGCGCCTCCCGGCTCTGTATTGACAAGCGACGATGGCCCAAACCAGAGGGCGGCATTCTAAGATAAATGGCAAGAGGCACAGGCTATGTCGGGTCCGATAGTAGATGATCCCATCCGGAAATGTCCGCAGTGCGGCCGGATTTTCTTGGAGGATAACCGCATGTATATCATACCGGACCAATGCCCGGCATGCGGCTTTGTACTCAGCGATTACGTAAAAGGAGGACAGGATGATGGCGAAGGGTGAGACAGTGGTAGCATCTCCGAAGAAGAAAGAAGATGAAAAATCAACGATGAATTTATATTTCCCCGAAAAGGCGAAGGTGCAGCCGGAGAATTTTCCCGGCCTTTCCATCGACGAAGAAGCGACGATAACCATAAAGGGCAAACTGCGGAGCCTCTCTATCAGCGATTACGATAAGAGCAAAAGCATCGGCCTTGATCTCACTTCCTGCACGATCGAGATTCCGAAAGAAAAGCCCGTCTCGCTCGAAACCGCCGTCGAGGAAGCCCTTGCCAAAAGAAAGAGGGTCTGAAAATGGACGGAAGGGGACTTACGCAGGCGGTCCTGGATTGTCTTGACACAAACGCCCCATCGGATCTCTACGCGAGCCAGCGCCGCATTTATGAATCTCTCGACCAGGCGTCCGGGATCTTCTGCCGGGAGACAATGATACTCCGGAAGACGCATACCATTACCACGGAAGCCGGAAGACAGTCCTATGACCTCCCGCCGGACTTCATCAATCTTTACATAAGGAACCGCCGGGGCAGACATATCATCAAGTACTACGACGGCAGCAATACCTACTGGCCCGTGGAAGTGCCCTACGATGACATCCTCTTTGCCAATCTCACGGATTATCAGGAAGTGCCAAACCGCTTTTCGATAATTCCGAAAGAAACAGCGGGGACGTTGATTACGGGAACAGCGACGACGGACGGCGCAAAAGCCAACGGGCAATGCATCCTTGAGGACACGACAAAGGATTTTCGTGTCGCTGACAAGATTTATCCGCGCGATTTAATCCATAACCTCGGCGATAATTCAAGCGGCTATGTCCTCTCCGTTCAGGACGCGACGCATCTTGTCACCGCACTCTTTCGCGACCCGGGCAAGAAAAGTACATCGGATGACTGGACCCTGGACGATGCTTATACAATCCAGCCGGCGGTTGAAAAAACACTCTACATTGAAGCGCCGTCAAATACAGCCGGGCACATCATAACCATTCCGTCCTATATCTGCATGCCGAACCCCGTATTTTCCGATTTCGGCTTCTGGTTGTTTCCGCCACGCACGTGTAAGGCGATTGCCTACGGCGGCGCCTCCGTCTTCAAGGTGGGGAAGAAAGAATACAAGGAATCGGCGCAAATCGGCGGCTTCTTCACGGCTGAAATAAAAGCCTTGAACAGAGAAACCGCAATCGACGCCCTGCGTTCCAGTCGGAGACAACCTGGACGATGAGTATATTATAATAAATATATTACTATAAGTATATTACGAGGCTCATACATGGGCACAGAAGGCGACCGGGAACCGAGACAGCAGATAGCATTCGACGGGATATGGATGCCCTTTACGGACCCGCTTCACGTCGGAGAAAAGAACTACGTCGACCTCGCGAACTGGCGCTATTCGCCAAGCGGCCCGCCGTTATTGGAAGCCGTCTCCGGCTATACGCGAATTACGCCCGACCCCATATTTCTGACTTCGTATTTCAGGGCCAGGAACGGCATACAAATACGCACACCTTTTGCGGTAAAATCCCGCCTTCTCCTGCAATGCCGGAATGCCGACGATACACAATCGGCCGTTATGCAGCAGATCGCAGAGAGCGACAGCGAAGATGTGCCCAACGAAAAAAATGTGGAATCGACGCCGCTGGCCATTGATGAAACAGGCGCCGGACTGGGTCGCTTCGCGCGCTGGCCGAATAACCAGGTAGCATATTGCAACGGCAAGACCTCGCTTATTTACGGCGGCGACGAAATTACCGTTGCGAAATTCTATACGTCTTCGGCTCCCATAGCGGACGCGCTTACGGACTCAAAGGAATATACGGAAGCCGTGAGCAATTCACTTACCGGCGCCGGCAATGTCGCCGTAATAGGCGCCGGTGCCATGACCTTCGTAATCGGCACGACAAGACGCATCCAGGCTGCCAACTTTTATATGGCCAATCCGAACATGACCCCGGGCGCAAACCTCACAGCAAAAGAATGGGACG